GGGCCCCCCCCACCCCCCCCCCCCCCCCCCCCCCCCCCGCGGCGGGGGGGGGCCACCCCATAGGAGGACTAATTGACTGAACCGATCACCCCCGCCGGTCTACGGTGCCGACGCAAAGCGCTCGGCCTCACCCGCGCCGAACTTGGCGACCTCATCGATGCGCCCGAAAGTGCGATCCGATCCTGGGAGATCGGAAAGGGCGCGCCGCGCGACCCGATCAGCGTCCACATGCTGCTCGGGAACCTCGAGGACGCCGCCCTCGACTGCGTTGATGCCCTCACGGCCCCCGCTGATGACGAGATCGAGGACGTGCGCGTGGTGCCGACCGCGCTGTTCTCGTACGTCGATCAAGCGTCGTACGAACAGGGCTGCGAGTGGGCCGCCCGGCTCCCCTTGTCCACGTACCAGGCGTGCGTGGGTCGCGCCTTCGCGTTCCTGTCCGACCAGGGCATCCCCGTCGAGATCATCACCCGAACGAACTGAGGAGGACCAATGACCCGCGAATATCTAGGCGCCGCCGACTTTGCCGCCCGCGCAGGCCTGGCCACGGCGACGATTCGCTCCTACATGCGTAAGGGGCTGACCCCGCCCGCTGACGTGCAGATCAGCACCCCGAATGGCCCCCTGCGCGGCTGGTCGCCTGAGACAATCGACGCGTGGCTCGCGTCGCGGCCAGGACAGGGCGCACGCACAGACCTGCGCAAATAGAAGGAACTATTCAGAAAAACCGATATGTTCCTCGACTGAAACACAACAAAGCCCCCACCGGCCCATTTCTGGGTGGTGGGGGCTTTGTGCGTGCGCGTGGGGTTAGGGGTGGACGGTGGTCGGCCATGAGGCCATGAGGCCGGTCGCGCCCTTCCCTAGCGCGGTCTGCGCCTGCGACGGCGACGTGATGATGTGCGCAATCGTCGGTTTGCCCGTCGTGGTGACCTGCTGCCACGCGGCGGCGGGGGCGTTCCACTCGAGACCCAGCACGTCCCACCGACTGGTGTCGGCGGTGGCAAGCTCGTTCGGGTACAACATGCACATGGTGCGGTAGCCTCTGGCCTTGGCGCGGTCCACCGACCCCGCGTTGACAAAGTGCTTCCACAGCACCCGGCGTTCGGGATGGCCGTTGAAAGCGTCGTCGAGCAGCGTGTACAGGTCGAGTTCTGCCTGCAGGTCAGATGAGTTCGCGTCCTGCTTGGATGAGGTCACCTTGTGGTCGATGGCCAGGATGACATCATCGGGGAGCTGCTCGAGTAGATCCGTGAACCTCATGAGTGGTCCCGATCCCTGTCGCAGCGTTTTCAGGGTGTCCCAGGGCGTTGACCAGATCGGGTGCTTCGTGCCGGGCACGGTGCGTTCGGTGGTCCAGTCGTGGATCATGACGTATTCGCCAGAGCCGCACCGTCGCAGGGAGACCTCGAGGGCCTTGAAGCCGGCGCGCAGGGATGCGTCGAGGCCCGCCTGCGTGAATTCCGGGTACTCGGTGCCCCCGAGCCTGTGGCTGATGTAGAACGGGCGGGCCGTGAGGAATTCGGCGACCAGGTCACGCGACGCGGCGGCGGGCGCGTTGGTGCGTGGTCGCAGGGGGACGTCGCCGCCCGCCCGGCGGCGGCGGTACAGGCGGCCCGTTACGTCCCCTCCGTCACGGCGGCGCACCCTGAGTACGCGGCCCGTGGGGGAGGTGTTTTCGACGGCGTCACGCATTGGGGATCACCACCTGCACGCCCGCGCCGTTCGAGGTCTGAGTGTTCGGGTAGGTGACGGTGAGGTCGCCGGCCTGCGCGGTACGGCGTGCGACGAGCACGGTCTGCAGGTTATTGCCCTCCTGGGCCGCGTATTCGAGGCGATCCCACCCGGCATTGATGGTGACCTGGTCGGCGGTTTCCGGCGCCGTCGTGCGTTCAAACGCGAGGCCGATGGTGAGGCCGGTGGTCGCGGGAACCTCGGGGGCCGTGCAGGTGCCGGTCTCGGCGGGTTCGGCTTGGCGTTTCTTGACCTGTCCGACGACGGGTGTGCCGCCGCCGCGGGTGGTGACGGCTGCCCAGCCGGCCTCGACGGGCTGCGACGTGCGCACCGTCAGTTCAGATGCCCAGGGGCCGACGGCGACGGTGAACCGCATCGTACCGATCCAGTAAGGCTCGACGAGCGTCGCAAAACCTGTGGGGAAGGTGAAGGACTGGCCGTTGACTGCCTTCGTGTTGACGGCGATCACCGTTCTGTCGCCGGCCTGGCCGTCGGTGCGGACGGTGATTGTATCGCCGATGTGCTGGCCCGCTGCGTGACTGACGAGGGTCGGGCCCGCCGCCGGGTTCGGCTTCGTTTCGCCGTGGTCGTCATGGCCGGGCGCGTCTGCCTGCTCGGTGAGGAGGTACACGGTCCCGTCGGGGAGGGCTTCGGCTTCGGCGCGCGTGTTCACGATCTTGATGTCTGCGAGCGTCAATGGCTTGCCTTGATCGTCGACGAGGGGCGTCCCACCGGGGACCGGGGCGTCGGGCGTGGCCTCCTGGGCGGTGAGGAGGTCGCCGAGCGTCATAGTCTGCCCGTCGGTGAGAGTCACATCCCGTTCGGCGAGGAGGCCTGTCGGGGACGCCACGGACACGACGTAACGGCCAGGCATGAGTTCGGCGGTGACGTGCCCGTCGTTGCCCTCGCTTGCGACCGAGCCGGGGACGATGAGGTCACCGTCAGGGGTTCGCGTGGGGTTGGGGTTCGGGGTGGCGGTGATGGTGACGTTGACGGGCTGGCCGGTCGGTGACTTAACGCGGCCCTTGATGGTGGCGGTCATTGGTGGTCCTCACTGTGTAGCTGTGCTGTGCGGGGTGCCCCGCCCCATGCGCCGCGAGCCTCGAAGGTCGTCGCGGCGCCGGGGAGGGTTACTTGGTGGCGCGCGCTTCTAGCGCCTCGATCCGCTTGTAGATCGCGAGGTGGGCGTCGTGCGCGTGTGAGTCGATCTGCTGCTGAGCCGACTCGCGGGCGGTGCGCTCACCGTGAATCTCGGCTGCCATGCGGCTGCCTCGCTCATCGATGCGGTCGATCCGCGACCGCATATCTGCCAGGCTGTCGCCGTGGCTGTCGAGCGTGGCCGCAACGCGGTCGACCGCTTCACTGACTGCCTTCACGGTGTCGCGCACCGTATCGAGGTCGTCGCGGATGTTCGTCGCGTGGTCGTTGCTGACCTGCGCGTCGGCGGACTGGGCGGCGACCTTCGCCTCCTCAGCGGCGCGGGTCGCCCGCTGAAGATGCGACTCCATGCTGTTTTTCAGACGAGCAAAGCCCACGGCGGCTGCGCCGCCCAGACCGGCGATCAGGACGGCGACCAGGCCGTTAATGGCCTCGACGACCTTGGGATCTGTGAGGATATGGGTCACTGGGCACGGTCACCGCCCGCGTCACCACCGGCCAGGGGCGCGAGGTCGCGCAGGTGCAGGTCGTCCAGGGTTTCGCCGCCGGGGGTGAGGGCCCCCGCCCAATCAATGATCGAAATGCCGTTGATCTTGACGGCAGAAAGCACCTGGAAAACGCTCCACGCGATACCCAGGAAAACCGACGCCTGCGCGAGGAACAGCTGCCAGGTCGCCGGGTAGGAGCCCGAGACCCAGACGGCAAGGGAGACGATGGCGGCGACCCCGGCGAGGAGGACCTTACGGCGGGCCGGGGTCCAGTACGGGCGGTCGAGAGCCGCCTGCACGACGGGCCAGATGAGGCCGACAACGACCGTCACCAGGAAAGGATCGGACTGCAAGCCGAGGAGGAGCTGGTTCACGTCAGGCCTCCTTCTTGGTGGCGTCGAGGACACGCTGCACGGCTGCGTCGATGTCCTCACGGACACCGCCGCGAATGGCTGCGACGGCGGCGTTGTGGCGCTCCCACGCCTGGCGGACGAGGAGGTTATAGAAGTCCCACTCGACGACGCGGGCCTCGCCCAGGAGGCGCTCATAGGCGGTGCGCTCCCCGTACGTGTTGTCGATGGCGCGGGCGCCGCCCACGGTCGCGTGGATGAGAGCGTACGCCCACTCGCCCCACGGGGTCTTTGTCGTGATGATGTACATGTCGTCTCCAATCAGGTCAGGTGTGATAGCTGCGTGCGCGGGGGCCGCGCCCGAAGTCGTGGTGGTGCCGTCGGCGGCCTCGGCGGGCGGTCGCAGGACGTGCGTCCACAGGCCGCGCGCCGTGTACGGGTGCGCGTAGAAGTTGATGACGCGGGATTCGCCGCCGGTGTCGTCGCCCGCGCCGTCGCCCTCAGCGCTGCCCATGATGTCGCCCTGTCCGTCGATCCAGAGCTCGGCGACCGTGTCGTTTCCGGTGTAGGCGGCGACGTGGCCGACGCCGCCCGACGCGGCTTCGGACAGGAGGAGGTCGCCAGGGTACAGGTTGTCGGCGGCGCCGCCGGTCTGCGCGTAGGGAATAACTGCCCAGCCGACCGACTCGAGGCCCGCGCGCATATCCCCCGTGTAAGTCGCGTAGCCGGTGGGAAGGCCCGCACGGCGGGGGGCGGGGGGCGGCGGGGGGGGGGAGGCGGGCGCCGCGCGGCGGGGCCGGCGGCGGCGGCCGGGA